CCAATCAGATTCCAAAACGTTATTTCGTTCTTGCCTATTAAGATCCTCAGTAACTTTCCAAGCGTTCAGACCGGCTACAGCCAGATTCCCTAACTCTTTATTTACTTTCTGAGTGCCCTGAGCAAGAGCCTCAGTTACATTAGGATTAATTCTAGGCAGAACCTGGGCATCCAAGTTAGCCTGAGTCAAACTTATATCTCCGGGAACAAAAACCTGTTCCTGTACAGGAGTTCTTACATCAAGTTGTAATGGTGATCCTATTTTAGGCATTTAAAATATCTCCGACATAGTACCCCTCATGCCACTTGTTTGTCCTAAAGTGTTAGTAGTCGTCCCAGTAGAATATGCAGTAGCGGTTCCAATATTACCTGCAGGACCTCCTCCACCTGCAAAAGCCCCAGCGCCGGCAAGACCGGAAACCGTATCTGCGGCAGCCCCAATAAGAGCCGCATTCGCCGCTTGCTGCGCTGAGTAGGCTTGAACAGCCCCAGCATAATAATCCATATTACCCTGATTGATAATATTGGCCCTCTGGATATCAGAATTATATTGTCCGATAAACGCTTGTTGCATCATATTATTATAGTCTACCTTACCCTTGTAGATCGTCATAGCCTGTGCTTGTTCGACCCGATTAACCGCCTGTATGCCACGTAGCTCTATATTGGCTAAATTCATAGCAGCAGCGCTAGCATCCGCTAGAGCCACAACCGCAGGACTTCCAGCCATCGTTACACCAGACGTACCCCACCTAGCTCTCTTTTCCGCTGTAAAAATATCGTATTGTCGGTTAGCTATAATAAAATCAAAATCAGCTTGCTCCTCAACCTCTTCTGCTTGCCGCCCAAGAAGAAACGCATTATAAGCTGCACGCTCACCCATCTCCAGAGCATTACGCTCTGTGATCTGACGTACTATACGACCACGCTCTTCCTCCATCTGGGCATTGAGTTGAGCAATCTGCTGGTTGTACATGGCAGACGCCATCGCAGCTTCAGAAGACGCTTGACCTGCCTTGTAACCACTAGCTCCCTTGGCAACCCCGGCTCCGATTATTACTGCTGTTGTTGGTTCCATTTATTTCTCCCACATGGCGTACATGCAGTTATCTAAATTACCTCCACAGTAATTGTGAAGAGTACCCTCATAAACAAATCCAAGTCTTTTCACGAACCTATGCAACATAGCATGATCCTTTATAACCTGAGCCTGTGTCCGTTTCAATTTATATTTTTCCATAAAATACTTTAAATAGAACTTCATAATCTTCATATACGAAAACCTGTAAGCCGGTATCATTGGAGAACCTATAACCCAGACTTCACCAACATGCTCCCACAATACATTCAACCCGCCTATAGCAAATATCTTATCATCAATGAAGCCCGTATAGGCTTCTACAGCCTCCTTCTTGATCGCCTTGGCCCATTGTGTATCTGATAACTGAACCGCTTCCTTGATGCCAACCTCATGCGGCCTGACAGTCAGATGCTCAAAATGTTCCAGCGTATACGGTATAATTTTAATAACACCGCATTGCTTTAATGGTGCCTCAAACCTCTCTAATATCATCGGTGATATTGAGTTCGCCTGTAAGTGAAATCAACATCATACCAAGAGGCTGAGTTTGTTTCACCGTAATAGACGCATCTTCCTCTTTCCACCCAAGGTTGGTAATGTCATGCTGCCCGGTGAATAATGGAGGCGCTGAGTCCATAGGATCACCCCCGGTTCTAAAGACAAGCTGTGTCCCATTCACAGATATTCCCAATGTCTGGTAGAGATTGAGTATAATCCGGTTCCATGATTTCTTTTTACCGAACGATGATCCTGTCCTTTGCGGTACCTCCGGCATAAGCGTTACCAGTTCAGTCTCATATGGCAACCCAACATACGCTGTAGTTACCGCTTCTGCAATAGATATAGACCCGCTGGATACCGTGGCATCAGCATAAACAGCGCTATCTCCAACTACCTGAACAACCTCCCCTTCCAAATGATCTAATCCTGAAAAAGAACTTGCTGCCGCACCTGAATATGAAAGCCCTGAGTCTACATAAATAGTTGGATCTATGTACTCTATGTAACGCACAGTAGAACCGTTAATAGTACGCTTGATACAGGCCCACAACTCATCTGCTTTTTCACCAACGGCAGGTATGACAGCAACGCTTTCAACTACAGAATTACCCTCACTTGTAACAGCTAGTCTTGTGGTATCGCTGCTTGCTATTGAAAGTAACCCGGCAGTATGTGCCGTATCAATAACCGTTACTATATTAGCCGCCGGATTAGCGGCAGAAAGATCGGCCTGTGCATTGATACCAAGAACACCGCCAGTACCAACTGCTAGATTGTCAGCCACATCGTTATTGGTACGACTGCCGCCTACAGAGAAATAATTGGCAGGAGCCGGGTCATCTGTGGTTGCGGTCATCGTGGATACAGTACCGTCAGATCGTGTTATCGTAACAACACTACCAGCGGCAATATTTGCCGCATCCGTAACCGTAATAGTAGCCGCACCGAAATGGCCCCCAATTGGATGCTGGTGCCATGCGACAACCTGCTGATCCCTCTGGTAAGTCAACCCAAGAAGTATGCCGTCATCACGTGCCGCCCATATAATCGAATCAGGTTCCTGCTGATACGCCATATGGACAATACCGTCACCTGTAATATCTTCAGCTAAAATAGTCAAATCGGGCGCTACGAAACCCTCCACGTTGAGATCGAAAATCATCTGCCTCAACTTTTTCGTAGCACGCTGATTGAATAAAACAGCACGCCCGGATGTTACAGGAGTGACCGTACTGGAACCATACCTAGTTTCCTGTACTACCCGCACATTGGACGGTGTAACAGGGTTTCCGTTGCCGGAAAGTTTAAATTCACCGCCTACTGTACCGATAAGCAATACATCGGAAGCCTTCATCCAGCGTATAACATTCACGTCATCGGTAGCCAGAGTGAATTCGATGGACTCATCATCCAGACCAGTACCCTGATCCATGTTTAAAAAGTCACCGGACTTGCTTGCCCAGATAGTCTGTGGAAGATTATCCGTACCCGCCCAATACAGCCGTTCCTCAAAAAAGGTAACACATCTGGGATTTTCACCCGTACCGCTTGCAAAGTCAGACGGTGCGGAAGCAAAGGACAGAGTAGTAAGTGTCCACGATGTATGGCTAGACCTTGTTAGCTTGCGTGGTGCATGGCTAGGATGGGCTATATATAGAGTATCGGCAGATTGGGCAAAGTACAGATCAAAAACCTGCGCTTCTGTATAAGGTGTAACAACCTCAACGGCTGAACCGCCGGACTGTATTTGACCATTATCCTTGTAAAATCTAACGTAAAGATCACCAAACTCTATAATATAGGCTTGGGTAACACTAAACTCAAAGCGTACCAGACGTACCTGTTTTGAGTTTGTTTTAACTCCAGCAACGTACTTGAAGCCACCACGCCTTGTCACACCGCCGTGCGGCAGACTGTAGGCGTTTTTCTGTGTCTTCAGGCCATTGTTATACTTGTTAATATCAACACGCCCATGCAGACGTGGTGATAATTGACCAGCGGTAAAGTTCGTCTGGATTGGAAATACTTTTGCCATTTATCGTAATCGCACATCTGTGAGCGCATCTGTTTCAATGATTTCTGGCGTGCCTTCTTGCGAATCAATCGCCCTTGCCTCCCTGACAACCGCTTCATACATAGTGCCCATTTGGGCCATTACAGTATGAGAGCGTGCGATTGGAAACGCCAGCTTCCACGCCATACGAAAAACAAGGGCTTGGTAGAGTAATGCGTCAAACAGCGAAGCGTCTTCTAATCTTTGAATATATGTTATATCGACTGTAGACTCTTCTGTTAGCAATTCCCTACCTTGTATAGCAAAATCCAGCTTGATATCCCCGGTTATCGTACGAACATCTAAAACCCTCAAGCAATACGGATCTGTCGGCAAAGTGAACTTGTACTGCCAATCAATGATCGGAGTACCAGCCAGCGATGCCAGATTAGCGGTTATGATCGCACAGTTCCAGCGATGACTCCGCAACACGGCATCCCTCTCACTTGCATACAAACGGTTTACCAGAACCGCATTTGAATCATTATCAGAAAAACTGGTAATTGTATTCGCTCCAAGCAACAGGAGCGCTTCATTGGCTAAATCTACCTTAGAAGCCATTTACCCCTCCGTAAAAGTAAGGTGGCAGCCCTAGAAACTGCCACCCAACCATTTAATACTAGTTCGGGTCAGCGTACATAATATGAAAATCAAATGTATCGCCTGTAACGGCTGTTCCTGCCCCTAAGCTCAGAGTCAGAATCATCTCACCCGTTGTAATATAACCCGCATCATGCGTTGTACTTTCGTGAAAATGCGTCACTGTACGTGCAGAAGCAGCGTCAATAACAGTACAAAACGCATCGTCATCAACCGCAACTGCTGCACCCGTACT